CATATATTTATGCCAATACAACACAAACTGGTGCAAATACAACGGCTGGCAATACGATTACTGTTGCATTAGGCTCTCGCTCAGTCACGGTTGCAGGAACGCCTACTGCAACTGATTTGGTTGGCAGTGCGCTATACACAATCGCAGGTGCGTTTGTTGGTATTGTGCAAAGTGCATCAAGTGCAACATCTGCTACGCTTGAGTCTGGCGCAGTCACTGCAATGAGCGCATCTACATATAATTACACATTTTCCACTGTTGCTATTACCAATACAAGTACGTCATCAAACATTGTCACAACCATTGGTACTGGTATAAGTTTGAGCACGTTTATTGGTCAAGCAATATTTACGTTAGGAACACCGACATCAGGCACTGATTGGAATTACGTTTACATTGGCACAGTAGTAGACGTGGGAACAAATCAATTAATTCTTTCATCAAACGCCACAATAAATATTAACGACCCATTAGGCAAAGTTATTATATACGCACCATCAACAATTGCCATGCAATTACGAACGGCAAATCAACAATCGACAGCGTCATTTAGCACTATATCAACAACAAGTGGAAGTACAGCATTAACCGTGTATGGTCAACCAGATGCATACTCGCTAGTAGGAAAGACGTTGTTTCAATCTGATGGAATTACGTCTGTCGGCACAGTAGTAAGTGCGACATCTGCTACGCAAGCAGTGCTTTCTTCTAATGCACCTGCCACATACTTTGGAAATTATCAATACACATCGTCGCAATCAATTTCACCGCTTGTTACAACTACAAACGTCCCTGTGTCGGTGTTTGCAAATACAACTGCAATTTGGCAAACTGATGGCTCATATATGGGTATATTGGGAGGCGCAATTAATGCAACGCAATTGAACTTCGTCAATATGCCATATGCAAATACAAATAGTGTAAATAGTTATTTTATATGGTCTGATGCATCAAGCGTTGCCAATAATGACACAACGCACATATTAATATATGGGGCAGGGAATACAAATACTATTACTATTGGTATTAATGAAACATCAGGTACATACACTGGTGCAGACATTATTGGTGTAGGGCACGGAATTTTTAATAGTTTAGGTAGATATATTGGAAAAATCGCATCGGTCAATACCGTTGCAAACACATTTACACTGGCATCTCCATCACGCATCAATGTAGTTGGCGAATTTTACTATTACGCACCAAATCCGCATTTAGTAGTATTTAACGGTGCTGATATCGCATTAAGTAAAACTCAACAAATTATTAATACAGATAACACTTCTCGAATCAGTGTAATTGATTACGCTTCATCAGTGGTTGGAGTAACAAGTTCGCCAGAAGTGTTTGGTACAATACTTGGTCAATCTTCAAGCATTGGTAATTCGTATTTGGCATCGTATTCTGGACCTGTAGATAATAATAAACTGCGATTTATTTATCCTGGCGATGTTATTCGTACACGAGATGCAAATGATGGAAATGCATTTGCAATACGAGACAATGATATTGTTGGACAGGTTGTGCAAATAAATTACACTTCCTCTGGCGGAAGTGTAACCACGACATTGCCAATTTTGTCTGCGCTCTCGGTTCAAAAAGTTCGTGTACATCGAAAGCACGTTAATTCAGAGTTTATTGGACAAATGCCTGGAACAATTAACGCAAAAATCACTATAGGAGGAATGGGTGGCACACAAGCAACTATTTATGGTGTTGGTACTCGCTTTTTCTTGTTGACACGGGATTACTTAAATAGAAATAACATGAACGGTACAGGGTTTTATGTTAAAAGCAGTACAAGTAATACATGGACAAAAATTGGCACAATATTTGATGTAATAAGCGACACTGAGATGATTGTGACGTTGTCGGCAACCACAATATCCGACTTTGCTAGCGCATCATTTAATGGCGGATATTCAATGCGGTCAATTCCAGGCGTTGGTTTGATTAATATTACATCAACAGGAATTGTCAGAGGTCAATCATTAGGCGTTCAACCTATTTTTAACCAACAACTTTATCCTGGTTGTGTAATAACAGTATTTTCAATAGGGAATTCAAATCCTGATGGACAGTATCGTGTAGTAGATATTCATTCAGACACCGTAATGCAAATAACTAATGTCGATGGCAGTCCATACACAGGTGGATTAAAATTAAGTCGCAATTTTAATATTGAATATGTGTATGATGAATATCCGTTGATAGACACAGGGTTGGCAACTTTTACCAATCAAGATTGGCAACCAATGGGGTTGACTGACGGTCCGATTAACGATATTACCACAACACAAAATGGTACTTTAGTTATCAGTGGCAGTTTTTATAGTTGGATAGATGCATCTTATGTGGGAACAAACGCCAACTATAATCTTGTTAGACGCAACGTAGGAAATATTGCAAAAATCACGCCGTTAATTTCTGATGGCAAATTGTTTGATGCGTATGCATCGCCAATTGTTGGCACTTCCTACAATAAAAATGGATTTAATGGTGGCGTTAATGTTGTGCGAGATATAACCGACATTAATCCAATCAATGGATATGTAGGGAGTGGTGACAAATTACTTATCGGCGGTACATTTACAGGTTCGCTAAATAACGACTCTGTTACTCACGGCGTGGCATATGCGGAGGGTTCCACTATATCTGGAAATCTTCAAACAATCGTAAACGCAGACATCGTGTTTCCTGTGGCTCGCAGTAACTTAAATCTTATTCGCTCGCAAACAACAGCAATTGCGTCAACAAATCGCATGCGTAAATATTACACAAATCCAATTACCAACATACTTGATGGTATATCAGGTTCGAATATTGCAATTGTGCATCATGGATTTGCAAATAATAGTGTTGATGTCAGCACTATTCAGAACAAAATGCAATATTTCTCATTACGCATTCGAGGAAACGCATCGGTATATCCTATTATTCGCATTCGCAATAGCCAATTAAATCGCACAATTTACGAATTGTATCAAACTGAAACGGGTGCAAGAATTCGATTTGATAACGCAGGTTTGCGAGTGTTGGCTTACGAAGAAATTGTTATTAATTTAATACCTGGTCAACGGTCAATCACATCAAACATTCGTGGTAATATGATTTCGTTTATAAGTCCAACATCTAATTTTGTTGATTGGATTTTGCTTGGCGCAAACAATTCTGCAGGAAAGTATACACAATCGTATGACGATTATCGAATTAACGTTATTGGCATTCACGCTCAAGAAGGAATGAACATTACCGTAAATTACATCCCTCGGTTCTGGTCATTTGATGCAAACAACATGTTCTTTGGCACAACAAAGGCTGGACTATGATATTTCCAAATGCAAAGTACGAAATATTTGTATGCGATAATCTCGGTAACATTATTGCGCCATTTAACGTGGTAGATTTCAATTTGTTTATCGAATTGTCAATTACTCGTGCAGTTGGTGAAATAGGTGCGTGCTACATTCGATTAAGTGGTGGCTCAAATAGTGCTGCGGTACTGACATTCATGTCACGATTTGGCATGTTGAAAAAAGACACCATTTTGGTGATTTACCGCACTGTCGGCAACCAACGAATGTTGTTGCTTGATACTGTATGGTTTGTGCGGTCAATTGAACAATTTCGTGAAGCAACAGGTTCATTTGTAATCAAGATGACTGCGTATGATACAAACTACTTGCTTGCCAGTCGCATCACTAGCGCACAGTTTGGCAATAAACCCGAAACAGCGTATAAGGACATAACCAACTCAAACATAATGTTTGATTTAGTAAGAAACAATATTGGTTCTAACGCAGGAATTCGAAGATTGGCAAACTTCAGTGAGGGACGAGAACTAAGTAATTACGGTTATAAGATTAATCATTACACAGATAATAAGGGAATGCCTTTTGCATATGCAAACTTACTTACTGCATTACAAGAATTGTCGCAAATGACGCAAGTACCTGTTGATGTAAACGAAACTCTTGCGCCTGTGTATTTTGATACAATTGCCACTAGTTCTAATCAGTATGTATTCACGCAATTTCCAAATCAACGAGGTGTTGATAGGCGTTTTATTGATGGAAGCAACAAAGCTGTGTTGTTAAGTGATACATCAAGCCAATTACAAGATATTCGTCTCATAGTTGATTGGCAAGAAGAAAAAACCGCAGTTATCAGTGTATATCAAGCGTTGTCAGGTAATGTTCAAGTTATTTCAAGTGCAACATTTATTGACAAAACACGTATTGCAAATTCGCCGTTTTCATATCGAGAAGTGTTATTACAAGCCAAAACATCAAGTGTTGCAGGTGAAGCGGAAAAGTTTATCAAAGAACCGATTAATTATCCTATGTATGCGGTATACGCAACAATACAAGATTCCCCAGGCTTTTTATTTGGTATTGACTGGGGGTATGGTGATTTTGTCACAATCAATGCATTTGGGTCTATTGTAGACGTAAGAATTAATGCCATCTCAATTACGGTGACAAATAAGTCAGAACAAATTGCTACGCAAATGCAAGTGTCGGAGGCATACACACAATGACCGACCCAATGATTCGTCAAGTAAACGCATTAAATCGAACGGTTGGCAGACTTCAGTCAGCGCATACCCTTGCGTTTACTCAGGAAATGTCGTATATAACATTAACTAACTCGGAATCGCAAATAACTGACCCATTTGCGTGGACATTTTTACAGTGGGGATATGCAAGTAACAGTTCTGCGAGTGATAATGGAATTGAAACACAATTTCCATTTTCTGAAGGTTCGTCTTTTTTATATACACCTCGTCAAGGGTATTACAACGCTACAGTAACGTTGTCTTTTGACAACATTCCAACCACACTAATTATGAGATTGTATATTAACGATGTTATTATTAATCAGTTGCAACAAACAGGAAACACTTCAAATACGTTTTCATTTATTTTTTTTGCTGAAGAAAATGACATCATACAATTTGCTTTTAATAGCGACGTTAATACTGCGGTTTTGAGTGTTGCGCCAAGTGTTTACTACGCAGGTTCGCCATTGTTGATTATTACCAAAATAGTGTAGGAGAATAACATGATTAGTAGATTTTTAAATAGAGTGCAACGATTGTATCTAACGTATCCTATTTACGTCAAACATGTTGATTACTATGGAAAAGAATGTGCAATTCCTGAAGATGAATCACTTATTGATGAGCCATATTCTAAAGATGAGGCTATGCGAATGGTGCGATTGCGTAGAAATGAATTGCTCGTTGCAACTGATTGGACGCAAATGCCAGATGTTAATATTGACGACCTTACACGTCAACGATACCGTGAATATCGTCAAGCACTGCGAGATTATCCGCAACTTATTAACCTCGACGATTGGTCTGCACCTGCATGGCCAACGTTAATTCTTGATATATCACTAGAAGTTACACCAGAAGTTACACCAGAAGTTACACCAGAAGTTACACCAGAAGTTACACCAGAAGTTTCTTGACAAAATATATATTTGTGTGATACAATTAGCCTTGTAGTTGTTACATGAAAGGAACAAACTATCATGGCGAAGTTTAGTCAGTTAGAGATTGGTCAAGAGTGGGCGTTTTCACAGCACTACCAAGGATATGCTGAAGTGCCATGGGGTGCTGGCAAAGTCGTAATTGTGGACACACAGCCACATTACAAGTTTAAGTCAAGTCGTTTTGCCACTTCGATGTATCGCCCTGCAAAACAGGGTGAGCGTGGGATGTATGTCAAGGTTCGTTTTGATGGGTATTTGAGCGATGAGTTTGTGTATGCTCCTCACTTGTTTAAGAAGTGGGATGTATATCAAGAATTGTTGCAAAAGCAAACAGAATTTGCTGATAAGCAACAGCGTGTTTTGGAAGAAGCGGAGCGGTTTCGTCAAGTAAATCTTGTCCCAAAACTTCGTGATATTGCGGAAATGCTTTCCGAATTGACGCAAACGCCAATTACTCGGTTTGAACTTGAAAAGTTGCAGTTGCCACATGCAGAATTGTTGCACGAACTGCTTACTGAAAAAACCTACAAGTAAATTATCAACAAGTCCGTCAACGTGTTGAAACAACATTTTGGCGGATTTGTTTTTTATTTGACAAAATATATATTTGCGTTATAATTACTTATGTAGTTGTTACATGAAAGGAACAAACTATCATGGCGAAGTTTAGTGAGTTGGAAATTGGTCAAGAATGGGCTGAATCTGGCGAGCGCACTCCTGCATGGCAAGTGCCATGGAGTGCCAGTCGGGTGGTGATTGTAGACACACATCCGTATGACAAGAATTCGTGGAAGAATGTGTATACTCGTGCAAGCAAGGGCACTCGTGGAATGTACGTCAAGGTCAAGGTGCTGGGTTGGGTTAATCCAACTGTTGATTTGGAAAACGCTCGTGACTCATATGTATACGCTCCTCACTTGTTCATGAAGTGGGATGAGTATAAGGTCAAGTTTGACAAACAAAAAGCCGACCGTGATGCCTACAACGAGCAACAGTCTAATCGCTTGCGTCATTCGGAGCAAGTCATTCGTCCAAAGGTTGTCAATATGGTTGCGTTAATGACAAAAATTCTGCAAGCAGATAATCGTAATCGTATTTCCGAGTATGATTTGAAAGGCATGATTTCAAACCACAATGCTGAAAAGTATGTGGATTTGATGATTCGCTTGCTCGAAGCCGAGTTGGATAAGTCCAAGTAAGCCAATTTCTCACTAAAAAAGACTATTGCGTTGCTGAAATCAGTATCGCAATAGTCTTTTTATTTGACAAAATATATATTTGCGTTATAATTACTTATGTAGTTATTGAATGAAAGGAACAGACATGACTACAGATGAGCAAAAGTCAACACACGTAGATGTTGAACTGCCCGAAGTAAAAGTTGATGTGGAAGTTAAAACGGTAAAGAAGAAGGCGTTGACTGACCGTCAGTGTCGTTCAATCTTCAACAAAGCACATCACGCTGGTGTGCAGTCCGCTAAGCGATGCAAGCCTGTGCCAATGGTTGTTGGCACTCCCAAAACTCCATTCGGAAACAACATTGATACATCAAAAAAGATGTATTACGTTGAGGGTGGCGTATGTGGGTTTGCGTGGGTCGAGATTCACCCAGCACGAGGAAAATTTGTGCAGTGGTTGAAGAAAAACGACCACGGACACAAGAGCGATTACTTTGGCGGATGGCACATCGGTGTGTTTATTAACACTCAATCGTTAGCACGCAACGAGGCATACGCCCGTGCGTTTGCACAGGTGCTGTGTGACAACGGGATTAACGCCCGAGCAAACTCACGCATCGACTAAAAAAAGCACGTTTCTTGTCTGGCAATCAGATAAGAAACGTGCTTTTTTGTGTGCTTTTGGGTTAACTATTTTTGATATTTTTGCGAGGTACTTTTATTTTGGCATGTTGTCTGTCATATGCATCAAGTGCCATATCAAGATTGTATTTTTTAGGGTCACGACCAATGTACTCTACAATGGTAATCGCCGCACGCACCCATCCGTAGCACACATCTGTTTTCCATCCTTGTGCTTGCAGAACATCTAGCCATACTAGTTGCTCTTTCGTGGTGCGATTCACTCCTGCTTTCATTTCAATAGCAAGACCATTGTATTTTCCAAATCCAATTGGAAACAACAAATCAGGTACGCCACGTTTAACCCCAGCCGCTTTCATTTGCGCCGCCACCACAGGATGTCGATGACCTCCATTTGGTACGTGAAACAAATACTGCAACATTGGTTCTTGCGATTCAATCATCGCCAAAAACTCAAACAATGTTTTCTGTTCAATTAATTCATTTTGTTTTGCCATGTCATTCTCCTTGTAACAAAAACACCGCACCACAAAATTGCTGTGGTGCGGTGTTGTGCGCTCATGCGTTATTCTAGCTCCAACCAAAAATGCGGAAAATTGATTCCAAGATAACCGTAGTAACTGCGTTGGCAATCACATAGCCAACTACAAATCCGACAATGACTACCAATAGAAATATCGTCCATTCAAAAACTGCGTCCATAATGTTCCTTTCCTGAGCGCATTTTTATAATAACACACCATATACACTTTGTCAATTTTATTTACATTCCATTTAATAATTGTGTAATAAAATCTTGAATACGATTCACAAAATCTGGCGTTTCTTGCTCTGCAACATCATCAACAGTATTCCATCGACCACGATGAATTGAAGATTGCGTTGCACGACGTTGCACCCATTTAGCGTAAGGTACATTGTTATCAATATTTACTGATGCCGCTGCGTTTGCAATTGATGGTACAGAATCTATGGAATATGTCACGTCAATATCAAACGAAACAGTTGCCACACGCCATCCTTGTTGTAAAGCAAATGTGCGATTATATGTACTTCCCGTAGGTGCAGGTGGATATTGCATTAATTTTGTGCGCATTTGTTCTGCACTTAGCGTTGCTTCAGCAGAAATGATAGACGGAATGCTTTCCGCAAGTCCATCACACACATCTGCAAATTCATAAAATCCCTCGCCTGGACTTCCTGAAGAACGATTCGGTTTGCGTGATGATGCGTAGTTTTTTGTAACTGCACGAGGATTTGAGCCACGAATATCAGATATACGACTACTCAGCATGGATGTAAGTTTTGAAAAAAAAGCAGATGGCGTAACCGAACTCCAAGAGGTTACGCCACGAATAATTTGTTGTGATTGTTGTGCAATCGCACCAGATATGTTGCTTAAAAAAGAACCTACTTTGTTTGAAATAAAGTTAAACATAAAATCTCTTTGTTGTATAATGATTATCAGGGTTACTTGGTATGATTGACAGAGACGGTGCTGTCAATTGGCGACAAATCGCTATCATTTTGTGCCACTTCATCATCACCCCACTCTTCGCCGTCATCCTCATATTCCTCCCATTCCTCATCATTACCTTCACTATTGGCACCCATAGCAAGTAACCCTGCATGTTGCATTTGTTGTGCTTGACTTGGTTCGTCGTCAAAATCATCAGCGTACTGCACATCTTCGTACACCACTTTAATAACTTGACGCACATCGGTTTGTGTTTTTTCAGGCGCATCAATACCAGCAATCTTGGCACGACGTTCCATGATACGCAAACATCGGTCAACGGCTTGCAACTGTAATGGGTCAGCATTGTTTCGGGCTTTTTGATATACTGACAAAAACAAGTCGTCCAATCGCCGAAGTTCTACTTCTCGTAAATCGTTTGAAGCTTCTTTCTCGGTTGCCGACAATAATCGACTGACCGCACGATATGCCGCTGTGCGATTTGAATAATTCAATCGTTGCGCAATTAATTCGTATGATATTCCTGCTTTTCGCAGTTCGAGTGCCTGTACCGCACGTTCTCTTTTGTCAATAACAACTGGCGATGTGCGTGATTTGTTCATACAATACGTCTCCCATTGTGTGGTATTGCACAATTTTATCATTTCCTATATTATACAGATAGTCGCATATTTATTGTAGGAGGACTTTATGTCACAGATTGACAACATCACCGCTCGTAGCGTAAGTTGTGACCCATGCGAAGTTGGCTATTACAAGCCAGGGACAAACGCCAAAGACCAAACACCAAAAACAGGCATTAAGCGTGGTACTGACACCAACACATTTGGTCCGCCACGTCAGGGGTATCGTTCAGTTGATGCGTTGCCGAAAACCAGAGGGGATTACTACATTCCTGGCACAAACAAGTAACCTCACGCTTGTGTATTGAATCGCACTGTTTTATTTTTATTACAAACAAAAAAATTGCTTTCCCCTCATTTAAACTAGCAATCTGGTGCGACAATCAATATGTGCTCATAGAGAAAGTCTAATTATGAGCAAACTATTTTCCCCCATCACTCAAATGCCTGGAAATTCAGGTAAAAGCAGTACAGCATCGGCTATGACACGATATGCTGTCAACAAATCATTTTCAAAAGGAGAAAATATGGCAAAACGAACAAGTTTAAAAGATTTATTTGCTAGTGCTTATGCACTAGTGGGACGAAAACCAAAAAGAAGACGGGTTTCAACAGTGGGTACTGGTACTGGTACTGGTACTGGTACTGGTACTGGTACTGGTACTGGTACTGGTACTGG